ATGGAGGAGTTAGTGAGAAGGATACTATAGTAAGTGTTCAGTATGACGAGTTTACATCCACTGCACAGGTAATTACAGATCTTGTAGGGCTTTATCCAGACTCAGCAGTAGGTTACTTAGGGTTAGATAAACAGAGCGCTGAGTTCACTACAGGAGGCCAGAGCTATGCAGGTAAGTTAGTTAAAATCATTGACAGAATTATGAATAAGAATAACTTGCGTCAAGGAAGATATAATGGTAAGATTGTAGTAATACCAGACAACCTAAAAGTAGGTGAAGCTGATTACGAAAAGAACAAAATCAACACCTACCTATTCTTCCCTGATAATGTAAAAGCAATATCTGCTGCAAGCACTAATAAGAATAAAACCACAGGAACTGAGCAAACTCAAACATCAATTAATGTAAGTAGTTTCTTGATACCTATTGAGTTAGGTCAATATTTCACTATCCCTAATGCAGTCTCTGAAGAATATAACGGCACTTATCTCGTCACTGAGATCAGGCAAGTGTTAAAGAGTCACGGAAACGAATGGGATACCATCCTCAAAGGAGAGGCTATTAAATAATGACCACTACAAGAAAGACTTTTGAAAACCCAATAAAATCATTGCAAGAGACTATCGATGATAGGATTCAGGAGTTTCTTGAAGAAGATTTATTGATAGCAGTTCCGGCTGTTGTTGTTGGAGTAGATGATTATACTACATTGCAATGTGTTGATGTGCAACCTGTATTCACTAAAAAACTTAAAGATGGTAGGGAGATACAAGCACCTGTAATACAGAAAGTATTTGTTAAGAATATTAAAGCTGGTTATTTTTCTATCACACTGCCAATAGCTACAGGAGATCTAGTCACATTACATTACTCACATGTTGAGTTGTCTAGATGGTTAGACACTGACGGAGGTACATTAGTTCAGGATACTTATAAGACGCCTTCAGAGAGGGATTGTTGGGTTGAACATGGATTTGGTACAAGACAAAATAATCAGTCTCCAAGCCAACGTAACTTAGAAATTATTTCATTAAACACTGATGTAATTCCAGCAACCTTTACAGCACTTACTTTAGATCCTTCTGGAACTGTCTCTATAGCCAGTACTAATGTAGTTAATGTCCAAGCAACTGAAGTTAATGTTACCGCATCAGGTACTGATAATAAAGTCAGTGTGACCTCTAATGATATTTCATTAAATGGTAATACAACAGTCACTGGTTCTTTAGAAGTAACTAATGGTTTAGAAGTAACTGGGAGTGCAACTGTAACGGGTAATGTAAGTACAACCTCAGGGAACATAAGTACAACAAGTGGGGATGTGACTGCAGGTCTTGTAACCCTTAAAACTCACGTACATCCAGTCGTGGCAGCACCTGGAACAACAGGCTCTCCTGCAGCACCTTAGAGAATAACATGACAGATTTTAAATTAGACCCAATCACAGGAGACTTAGATATTTCAAATAGTATCTCTCTTGTAGAAGGTGAAGAAGAGATGAGACAACGTATTAACTTAGCGTTATCTCTTAACCTATCAGAATGGTTTGCTGATGTAACAAAAGGTTTACCATGGTTTGAGAATCCCAATGAACCTAACTTACCTAAAACCTTAAGGTATATGCTAGGTGGTAAAGCAGCAGACAATGCAAGTTTCATTTCTCAAACAGTTACAGATTACTTAGAACAGCAACCTTACATTATAAGTGTCACACCAGATTACACTTTCGACGAAAACAAAAGAACTTTCACATACAATCCTGTAATTATTGGATTAGGGGGCATAGTTATAGAAACTGTCCCATTTAAAGTAGAGATATAAGAGGCAATTATGGCAGGTGTTGACGAGAATGGGTTTACAGTTAAGGATTACCCTGAAGTTGTAACAGACATAACAGACAGAGCAAACTTACCAGAGAACTTTGGTGCATCTTTTGTATCTGACCCTGATTCTGATTTTGGTGTACACACCGGAGTTATCTCGGGATCTCTTGTAGATCTATGGAACTTAGGACAGGATATAACATCCCAGCAAAACGTAGATACAGCAACAGGAATCTATTTAGATTACTTAGGTTCCTTGGTAGGTGTGATACGTAATCAATCAGCAGGAAGTTCTGGTAAGGTTTTATTCACCGGAATAGAGGACTATACAGTACCTGTAGGGACTCAAGTAAAAGATAATAGTGGTAGGATTGTTTCTTCTGATGAAGAAGTTACTTTAGCTAAATCACAAGCATACTCAATAGAAATAGAACCAACAGCAGTATTACCTTTTACAAACTACACAGTAACTATTAATGGTTCTGGTATATATACATACCCCACAGGTGCAAGTGATACTGTACAGGATATCATATTAGGATTAGAAGCAGCTTTAAGTGGAGAAGATTCGGTTATAGCAGTGTCAATTAACAGTGATGAAGCTTTAAGTATAACCTCTTCTGCTGAACTTAATAACGTAGAGTACGGAGTAACGAGTAATCTTAATATAAATACAGTGGGTCAATTAACTCAAAGTACTGCAGTTACTACAGGACCCTTAAGTTTTCCTGCCAATACGTTAATTTCCTTGGCGACTTCTAATCCAAATATAATTTCAGTAACTAACCCTTCTGCATTTGTAGTTGGTACTGATTTAGAAAGTGATGAAGAATATCGTTTAAGAATAAAGACAAGACAGCAAACTACAGGAACTGCAACTAAGCCGTCTATAGAAGCAAGCTTGTTACAAGTTGATGGTGTTACCTCTGCTTATGTAGTTGATAATCCTTCTTCTGCCTTACTCTCTGGTATCCCTGCTAAAGCATACGAAACTTTTGTAGTTGGTGGAGATGAAGATAATATTGCAAATACTATATGGCGAACTAAACCAGCAGGGATATTAACACACGGTGATATCTCAGTAGTTATCTTGGATGATAATGGAGAAGAACAAGCTGTAAATTTCAGTAGAGCTACAGAACTTCGTGCATGGGTAAGAGTTAATTACACATTGAACCCAGAAGAAACTTTTGGAGGAACTGCTGCTATGGAAACTGCTATCATCTCTAAAGGAAACTCTATGTATGCAGGAGAGGATTTAGTTGGTTCCAAATTCTACGGAGCTTTGTACAGTGTTCCAGGTCATTTCGTTGACTCGGTGGAAGTTGCAACCACTCAACTCGAATCACAACTTCCAAGTTACACATTAAGTCCCATATCAATCCCAGTCACTGCGACTCTTAGTTTTAGTACTGATCGAATTGAACTAATATAAGGTAATATTAATGACTATAAAGGTAATCGATCACTCAGAGAAAGCTCAAAGTAGAATTACAGATAATTTGAAAAAGGAGAACTTTGAGAAGTTTGTTAAAATTTACACAGAAAGTTCTCAAGAAATTGAAGTCGCTTTTCAAGAGTTAGCAGTACAGAAAGATATCGACACAGCTGAAGGTGTTTGGTTAGATTACTTAGGTAGTTTGTTAGGGGTAGATAGGCAAAGTCAAACAGATGAAGAGTATAGAGTTTCTTTAAAAGTTCAAATTGCCGTTAATACTTCTGACGGAACTCCATCAGTAATTCAAGAAGCTGTTAAATTATTTACAGATGCAACAGGAGTTAGATATAAAGAAACTAACCCAAGGAGTTTTGGTCAAGGTGTAACTACTTTCACTTTATTCGTAGATTTTCTTATGAATGGGAGGGAAGAGTTATATGATCTTGTTCAGGAGTTAAAACCTGTAGGAACTCAGGCAGTTATTCACACGGATTACAGAAATGAAGGTCTTACTGCACTAGACTTAATATGGGAAGCTGATTTCTTACAAACACCATACGGACCTTCTGTAAATGCTAACCCTGAAGTTAATATGCTGGCTTGGGAAACTGAATTAAATGTTTTCTCAGCACAAGCAGGTGAACCATTAATGCAAGCGGGTGAGCCTTCAGCACAGGCTGGTGAGTCATCTTTAAGTACAGTAACGGACTTTGATAGGCCTTTACGATGGGAGGCTTACAGAGCACCTAAAGTTGAACAAGATAACTCTGATTTGTTTTGTGTAATAGATAGTGAGTATTTTTATAACGTACCTGTAGCTTCAAACATATGGTTAGATAACACATACTTTAACTGGAATCCAGTTGGGTCTTATTACGAAACTATTATCGTAAACCCTTTTATGTTCTTCGATGTTGATATTAATGTATGGACTGCTGACTTTGTTTTTGGAATTGGTTTTCAACCGACTCAATTACAGATAATCCTTAATACAGGAGATGTGGTTGATAGTGGAGATTATCCTTTCACAAGTACAATAGAGGTTAGGTG